ATCGGCCTATCGCGATTTGACGATATGAGAAGCTTGGCGCCTCTCTGCGATACGCTCGCACAGAGGCGCCCCTTGCGGGTTACTAGGCTGCTATGGTTTTCCCATCCCGAGTCACGGCCGCCAGCTCAGTCTTCAAAGCCTGGCTGAAGGCATCATGGATGTAGTCTTTGATGTCGTTGCGATTGCGGCCGGATACGCGGAGATTAAACCCGCTGAATGATGGGGTTACGGTCACAGTGTGGTCAGTCCATCCGCAATAATATCCGTTGTCGTCCATGTGGTGAAAAGACGTTGTGAAGACCAGTTTTTCAGCGTGCGACTGCTCGCAGTCCATTTGTGTGCCAGAGTCAAAGCCGGATCCGCTCGGCATATGTTCACGGACCAGTGTGCTGATTTGCTCCGCATGTTTGCCGGCCCATTCTCCATACTGCTCTGGTTTGCGCTCGCAAGTATGCATTGCGTCGACGGTCGATGCCAATTCGCTGTAAAGGTAGCGTGCCATGAGAATCTCCTATCGGCCGGATTCCGCCGGCCCGGGTATTTTGCATTGTTGGACTGCCCAGGTTGATCAGCTTGCGAGTCCGCCTAGAATGTTTCCACGTTGCATGTCCCAATTTGATGTGCCAATACGATTCGCGGGCCTGTCCATATAAAAGCCGTACAGCATTGATGCCATGCGGGCCTGCTCGCGGGCGTGGCGCATTAGCTTGTTGAGATTGTTTCCATTCTCGCTCCAAAGTTGAGCTTGCGTGCCATAAGACGTTAAGCACTCAACTTGAACAAGAGGATTCGCGCGGAGATCTTCTGAATCTATTCCGCAGCATTCAAATGCGGATTTGAGAGATTCGGCGCCCGCTTCGCTTGGCGCGCCGGATTGTCGTTTGGGTTTGGATAGTTCATTGAATCACCTCAGATTAGTACTTGACGGTCGTTTGATGGTTGCGCGCGTACACTGTGCGGCCGTTGAAACGCGCGGTAAACTTACACGTGCCATACTGCAGGCGCGACGTGCACTCTACGCGGCCGTCCGCAAAGCATCTCATCTCACGTTCGATCACGTCGCCACGGCCATACAGCCAGTTCAATCGCTGAATAGCTGTGAAGAGCTCAGCGCGCGTCAAACGGCCATGCTCAGGCGATAGACCGTTAGCCAGATGCGTTAGTTGATTGCTCATCGAATCACCTCACATTCATAACCTTATTACTAATCCATTCTCTTGTCAATAGGTTCTTTGAATTTATTTTGACTCGCTTGTCTAGCTACGGTACACCTTACCTATATGAACGAATCCGCTTTTAACTAGACATATTCGCGTCAAGATAGAGTCCATGATTTTCACTTGGACTTGGGAGGGCCTATCTCTTAGTCTCTAACTTGACAGTGACCGCTCGGAGTGGGATACATGGCGTGATTCTCGCCAGCTCTAGGGGTTTGGTACCATCTAGGCCGAATGCCGAGCCCCGGCCGCGCCGGCGGAGGAGGGGGCGTATACTCAGACTAGCTCGACAGATATTAAATAGACAAAATAATACGTTGCAAACTAACTGAGAATCCCATAAAATTTCCACTTGACTTTTGTACATGCTCGTTTAGAATGAAGGGAGTCAGAGGGGCTGACACCCCTCGGGCAAATTCACCTACCCACGAGGCGACCGTGAGCATGACTCCTGCACCAGAATACATCCTCAAGACCACACCCGCGCCCGGAAAAACAGTCGGCTACGTCCGGGTATCGACCTTAGCTCAAAACCCCGAGCGTCAGCTTGAGGGCGTCCCCCTTAATAAAGTCTTCACGGAATATGCCTCTGGAAAAACAAAGGACCGGCCTCAGCTACAAGCGATGCTGGATTATGTTCGCGAGGGTGACACAGTTGTCGTCCACTCGATTGACCGCTTGGCGCGTAATTTGGTGGATCTGCGTCGGCTCGTGAGAGAGCTGAACATGTGTGGTGTTCGGGTTGAGTTCCACAAGGAGGGCATGGTATTTGACGGCAGGGAAACAGCCGCAGGGACTTTCCTTCTCAACATGATGGGCGGATTCGCGGAGTTCGAGCGCGCGATGTCCTACGAGAGAATGATGGAGGGAGTGGCCCTGGCGAAAAAGGCCAGGCGATATAAAGGCCGGGCTCCTGCTATTCGGGACAACAACGGTAAAGTTGAGATCATGGAGCGGCTTTATGCCAAAGGCGCCCGGGTTTGTGACATGGCTCGCCAAGCGAGCGTCAGCAGGCAGACTGTGTACAACTGGCTCAAGTCAAAGCAGAAGCCAACGAATGTTTGCAAACAAATAAATTCCGATGTACTATTCCTTTTGAGCTAGGATGTCGCCAACATGCTGACTGATTCAGAATTTTGCTGTCCTCTCTGCGGCCTCGTCCTCACTTCCCTCCATGCTTTCCACCAGCATCTCGCCAAAAAGCACGACACCAGGGCCAGTTACGCCAACGGCTGCCCAATCCTGGACGACAAGATCGAGGTTCAACTGTGAGGAGCATCAGATACAGCAGGACCAGAAAGCCGAGAATGCGTCAAAGGGATCGTATGAACGCCCACGAACAGTATGAGGAGTACAAGCGCCTGGAGGCCGAGTACAAAACTCTAAGGCGTGAGGACTCCTGTGACTGCGGGTTCTCGGAGCGTTTGATGCCCTACGATCGCATATTCCTGTTGGCTTTGAAGATCAAAACCTGAGAAAGTTCTCTTTTGATCACACAACCCCACATCCAGGGCGTACTATTCTCAATGGAGATCCATCATGCACGAACGCGACCGTTACCTTCTCGAAGTTCTCGAAACGACCCTCAAGACCGTCGAGCGCGTCACCCGGCGCATGGATAAGGAGGCCGCGGAGGACCGGGAGACCCTGGGCTTCCTGCTCCACGAGCTGAGAAACATCGAGCACGACCTGCACCCACCCACCCCTCCCCATCCTCATCCCCACCCACATCCAACTTTCGCCACCAGCATCAGTTTCACGGAGGATTCAATGAACCCGACCCAAGCAGGCAACACCCAAGTATTTACCGGCACGCTCGTTCCCGCCGGCGCAACTTACCCCGCGGACACCACGTTTACTCTGACGTCCAACGATCCGGCGGTAAGCCCCACTGTGGATTCAACAGGGCTGGTGGTCAGCGTTACCTATCCCGACGGATGGGTTGAGAGCACCAGCACACCCCTCGCGTTCTCCTATGGCGCTGCCAGCGTCAGCGAGAACGGAGCCATCAGCGCGACCATTACCCCCTCGGCTCCCGTCGGCGGCGCGTTCCCCAGCGGAATTTCCTTTCAACAGTCTCAGTAGTCAGCGGCTTCCCATCACTAAAGAAGGCCTCGGCCCTAACCAGGACCGGGGCCTTTTCTGCACCAATAGTTGACAACATAATCTAATCGTGGCAGTATTATTGAATGAGCGCGCGCGATCCCATCCCCCATCTTCCGTCTGCCCCGCCTCTCGCTCTCTCCCTTTCTACTCTCCCCACCGCGCGCGATCTTCTCTCCACCCAGGATTTCCGCCTGCGCCTGCGTAAGACTCTTCTCGACCGTCCCAACCTGACCCTAGCCACGGTGGCTCGAGCTCTCGGCGTCACCAGGCAGTATGTCGGAGCCCTTGTTGGCCGATTGGACCGCCCCACATGTGCTCGTCACGACAAGCCGGGGCCGAAGCGCGATCAGGCTCTATCCCACATCAAGGAACTGACCGCACGGGTGGCCAGGGGCGAATCGGCGGAGGCGGCAGCCCGCGCTCTCGGCATCTCCCTCCCTGCTGCGGCGAAACTTGGCTTTAGAACCAAAGCCATTCGCCCCTCTCATGGAACCTGGGACCGGGCGAAACAAGGTTGTGGCTGTTGGCGCTGCAGACGCGCTGCTGGCATCGCTCTCCCCCGTGGGCCAAAGAGCGGGGTGGCAACAAGGGCTGAGGTCGAAGACTGGTTGGCATGGGCAGATCCCTATGACGGGACTCAACTAACACAGGCAACGATTGGGCGCTTGGCGGGAACGCATCAGGGCGCAGTGTCCAGGATTGCGAGGAGTGCGGAATGATAATCGAGTTTTCAAATGTCGGTGACGGGACCAATGTCGAAGTCAGTCTGGTCGACGACCTCGGCGTCAAAGATCGCATCTTCACCGCGGACCACAAAGGCGGGGTTCACTACGGAGACGACCAGAAAGTCCCCGTCTCCGCGCGCCAGCTGTTCGAGTGGGTCGAGGACTCGTGGTACCCGCCGATCATCGGCGGGAAGTACGCTGCGTCCCACCCGTATTGGCATGAGCGGGCGGAGAAGAGGAAGGCTCAGGAAGAGGCGAGCCATTGAAATTCGCTTATGCCGATCCACCGTACATTGGCCAGGCGAAGCGCCACTATTCTGCTGACCCTCTCTGTGCCGAGGTTGACCACGCCGATCTCATTCAGCGTCTCGTTCGCGAGTTCCCTGACGGTTGGGCCTTATCGGCGTCGTCGTCTTCTCTTGACCAGATCATTCCACTGCTCAATTTTCACGCGCCGCCCGGCTGGCGCATTGCCGTATGGTGCAAGTCCTTCTGTGCGTTTAAGCGGAATGTTCGGCCTTGCTACGCCTGGGAGCCAATCATCTTTAGTGGAGGTCGCAACCCGATGAACGGTCATCGCGCGTTGATCCCTGAGAAGAATGGTAAGCAGACCACGCCGAAGGATTTCATCGTCGAGCCGATCACTCTGAGGAAGGGACTGGTCGGAGCCAAGCCGGAGAAGGTTTGCCGGTGGATACTCGATTTGCTGAATGCTAGGCCGGGGGACGAAGTGGTGGATTTGTACCCTGGGACCGGCGTTATGGGGAGGGTGGCTGAGGAAGTTTGCAGAGAAGCAATCGGGTCTATTGCGAGCGCAAGTCTAGCGGAGTATTCCATCTACGATTAGCTGTTGCTGCTTAATCAGATAACCCCCAGCAAGAGCAGCACCAGCAGGATCACCACCATGGTTCCCAAGCCGATCCCCGGCCCCGCGAACCCGTTGTTCGCTCCCCAGGTCCGATGGCCCCAGTACCCACCACCGAGGCCGAAAATAACCACGAGAAGAATGATTAGAATCAGCATGGCTACCCTTTCACCACGGATCCAAATATCCGGTAGCCCATGATCCCGATCAGTATCATCAGAATCAGGAACGATCCACCCCGGCGGTAGAATACCGGCAGCGCGGCGGCGTCGTAGTTGGCCCAGATGCCGAACAAAAGGGTGAGAACGTAGATACCCCAAAACCAATTTTCTAAAGACATGGAGTGTACCTCAACCACATTGGATGCTCCACCTGCCCACCCGCGCTGTACTCTTTGGGCCATATCGAAAGATTCTTGAACTTTCCTCTTGCAAGGTTTGCAATTAACTGCTACGCTTTTCTCGCGATGTCTGACAAGTCCCCCACTACCGTAGCTGAGAAGCGCCTGCTCTGGCTGATCCGTGATATCGTGGCGCAGTCCTGCGCTGACTACAAGAAAAGCGCTACCCCCGCTTACGATGATCCCATCCATGTCTTCTCTGGTTTCATCGGCATCCGTGCCGAGGCGATCGCGCTGCTTGCCGAGTATGGGTTGGTAAAGGACCTGGCCGACAACGGCGGCCGAGTGGTCAGAGGGAAGCTGTTGCCGGTGGGCGAGGCAGCCAAAGTGCTGAAGACGGGGCCATTCCGTCCGAAGGAGGATGTGAATCCTCTCCCATCCGCCGCGGACCTCGATGCCGTGGCGCAAGAAGACTCAGCGCGGGAGGCCACGCAGAAATGACCGACAAGCCCCCCATCATTCGGATCGATCCCTGCAGAAGCCGTGTTTTTGCTTGGATCGAGTTCAACTCCGATGCCTCTGAGGTGAGGGACGAAGTCACAAATCGTTTGGTTCAGCCGGCGGGGCCTGCGATCACAGCGAGATATCGAACCACTGGCATGGAGATGACGGCGTGGCCGATCACAGAGGAAGAGGCGAGGCGCATCATGCAGCCCGGCGCCGAGTTCGACTACTCCTCCGGCCGCGCCTGGTCCCAGATCGTGATGCCTTACAAATTCAAGAGAACGGTCAAATCAGGCCAAAGACAAGAGACGGTCAAACAACGTACCGAGATCGAGCAGCGCGCGGGAAGGCGGTGGTTGGCGTGACCCTCACCCCCACTGAGCGTCAAGCCATCCTTCGCCGGCTCAAGTACGGCCCCGCTCTCCCGCGAGAGGAACTGGCTGAGTACGCGAACAAGCTGAGGCGGGAAGTGCTGAACAAACGAAAGAAGGCATCTGAATGAGTCCCCGCCCCCGACTTCCCAAAACGCAGTGGAAAGACGATAGTGTTCGAGTTGAGGTGAAGGCCTCGGGTATTGTGGATGAACCTGAAAACCGTAAGGTGATGGAAGCCTGCCTCGGTGAACTCAACGAAATTCGCATGAGGGTCATGGTCGGATGTTATGGCCCCGGCACGGAGACTAAAGGCAAGAGCCGCTATTACTGGCTATTGGGAGAAAGCGCGACAGTTCATTGCCGCGATCTTGAAACTGCCGAATGGTTCAGGGAGTCTCTTCTCTCCTGGCTGAAGTCTCTTGACGGCATTCGTCTAGAGGCCGTCGACGACGGAGCGGAGGACGCGCAATGAAACTCGAACGCGCTCTCGCTTGTGCAGGCTGGATGTCCGAAGCTGAGTTGGCCTACATCGCCGGTCTTGCTCCTCGCAGCAAGATCGTTGTTGAACTCGGCTCGTGGCGCGGGCGCTCCGCGATCGCATGGGCCGAGAACGGGGCCAAGGTTGTCTACTGCGTGGATACCTGGGATGACTCCGCATTTGGTTGCGAGAATTTCCCCGGCGATGCTCCTGATCTCAAGCAGCGGCCCGAGTGGCTTTGGAATGAGTTCCTGCGCAATACCGTGGGCCTCCCCAACATTTTCCCTTTGCGCATGACCACGGCGGAGGCGGCTGGATTCTTAGCCCCCCTGGGGATCAAAGCCGATGTGGTTTTTATCGACGCCGGGCATCTCGCGCATGAAGTTGTTGCCGACATCGAAGCGTGGCGGCCGTTGCTGAGGGATGAGAATTCAGTTCTTTGTGGCCATGATTACAATTTCTCAGGATGGCCTGACGTGAAGACCGTAGTAGACCAGATGATTCCCAAATTCAGTGTGATTGGGACGATCTGGACCACGGAGGGCGTCTGATGCCTCCCACTTTCACGATTATTACTGCCACGATTCAAAGAGAGTCCCTTGTTCGCTGCTGCGCCTCTGTGAATGCTCAGTCTCTTACTGATTGGCAGCATCTGATCGTCATGGACTGCGCGATAGAGGATGTGAATTCAGAGTTGATGTTTTCCCTGGCGCATCCTCGCCGCCGATTCTACTGCTGTGGTCAGCGCTACAACGATTTCGGTAACTCACCGAGGCATCAGGCTTACGAGTTCGCCACGGGAGATTTTGTATACTTCTTGGACGATGATAACGAGTTTGCGGATTCCGACGCGCTGCAGCGCATGTTCGACGCGCTTGCCAAAGCGGGTTGTCCTCTGGTTTCCATCTTTCCAATCATCCGTGATGGCCAGAGGTTCTTCAATGACCCTCCCGGCCTTTGCCTGACCGACACTGCCAACTTCTGCCTGCGCCGCCAGATTGCGCAGTGGCTTGCGGGGCCGGAGTACGAAATGGATGGGATCTTGATCGAGCGGTTGGTCAAGAAGTGCGGATACGAAGCGTTCCCCGACGTCGAACCGATCGCTATCATGGAGAAATCGAATCATGGAAAATAGTCCCCGCATTTTACTTGGCTTCCTTTCGGCTTACCACCCATCGCGTTGGCACCGTCGTCAGATCTTGCGTGAGCAGTGCCTCAAGAATTCTCCGCTCCCTTGGAAGTTCGTTTTCGGGGACGAGCCCTATCCAGGGGATCGTGAGCGTTGTGGAATCCCTGACGATGAAATTCTTCACGCGTCAGGATCGGACGCGAAGAAGTATCTTCATCTTAAGGATGTCGCGCTGTTCAAATATGCGCTTGATAACGGGTTCGACTACTGCTTAAGAGGGTGCGACGACTCATGGGTTTTCCCCGACCGCATCGTCCGCGCCGGCTTGGAGCCTTTCGATTATGCCGGCAATTTTCCGTGCAAGTTCAAACTGGGTGGAACTTTTGATGTTCCCATGGCGAGAATGAATTACGCGCACGGCGGGTGTGGAATCTGGCTCTCGCGTAAGGCCATGCAGATGATCGTGGATACTCCCTGGGATGAGCATTATTTGGACTCGTGGCCTGAGAAGCTCGATGTGGGGTTTGGGATCAAATTTCCCAAGATGCCCTGGTATTGGGACGACCATTTTCTGGGGGAGGTCTTGCAAGGGAATTTGGGTTATTTCGATCCTCTGCGCGACCAGCCGTGGCAATCCTACGCGGCCAATGGAATTGCCTGTTACGAAGACTCGGACTTGTTCTTCAACGACGAACCCCAACGGCCCCTCACGATCCATGATCCCGGCGTGCACAAGCCAAACTCACGTGAGATGGATGAAGTTGTTGAGCAAGCGAGAGCAAGGAACATCGCGGCGATGATGATTGGTCAGCCAGTCGATGTGGAATTGGAGCCCACCCATGGTTGATTTCAATCTCTTTCAAAGAGTCGGCAGTTTCTTCGAGCAGCGTCGTGAGTACAGAGCCCAAGCTCTCAAGAACCTCCGTAAGCGCGAGGGACTTCCTTCCCCAGTTGACGAGAACGGTTCTCCTCTCGAAACTCGCATGGATGACTACGGCAACGCGACATATCACAATGCTGCGGGAGAGAAGGTCGACCGAGTTCTCTTCGCCGGGGCCGGCAAGGATGGCAAACCAGGATCGTTCGCTGTCGGCCAGCGCCGCGGTGATCCGCTCGACGAGGCAACTCGGAACTGGGCCAGTGGCCACTCAGCTTTCGAAATCCTCGACGTCGCAGAAGACGGTCGTCGCCTCTCTGACGAACTCGAAGACCTCGACCGGGATTCCAGCACCTTCGCCCTGGCTGAAACTGTGTCCCACGGCGTCGAGTCCGAGCAGGCGCCGGGATTTGAGATCACTGGGACTTCGGACGAAGAGATCGACCAACGGCTGCAGGAGTATTTGAAGAGAGGGCCGCGGTGATGAGCGATAGGCCAAAGATTGTGTGTCTCTGCGGGTCCACGCGGTTTCGCGATCAGTTTGCTCAAGCGAACTATCGTGAAACGTTGAAAGGGAGCATAGTCCTGAGTGTGGGCTTTTATGTCCATGCCGCAGATGAGTGCCCGAACTGCGATGCGTCGCAGAGCTTCGCGAAAGAGCAGAATGCTGAGGGTCCGCAAGGAAAGTGTTGGCAGTGCGGTGCAGACCTCGGCTGTACGTCGGAGCAGAAGATCGCTTTGGATGAACTTCACAAGCGCAAGATTGATTTGGCCGACGAGATTTTGGTGGTTACCGTTCAAAGATATATCGGCGAGTCTACGTTTTCTGAGATAGAATATGCTCGGCAGTGTGGTAAGTCTGTCCGATGGCTAGAGCCTACTGCTGAGGAGCGATTTCATGAGTTGGCCGAAAGGCGTGCCGCGCGCACCTGAAACGATTGCAAAAATGAAGGCGTCTTCTCCGCGCAGATCAGGATGGCGCCATTCGGAAGAGACAAAGTTGAAAATAGCAGCGGCTCGTCAAGCGCGCGAAGCGTTAAAGCCGCCGAAGGCTGCATGTAAAAAACGAGGTCGAAATGGGTGGAAGTGGACTGATGAGCAGAGGGAAAAATACAGTGCAAGTCGCAAAGGACGCCATTTTAGCGACGAGGCAAGAGCACGGCTTGCTGACCAGATTTTGCCAAGCGCAAGCCCCTGCCTTTAGGCATGGGGATAGCGCAGGCTGGTTTTTATGCTTGCATTATACTGCTGGCTGTGGTATATTCTAAGAATGGACATCAAAAACTACAAGTCGAACAACAATGTGGTCTTCTCCAGCAAGTACCACGTCGTCTGGTGCCCGAAGTATCGGCGGTCGGTGTTGGTCGATAAAATCGAGTTCAGACTTCGACATCTCATCGTCGAAACGTGTCTGAGATTCAGAGCGGAAATTATCGCCCTTGAGATTATGCCAGACCACGTACATCTGTTGGTCGAAGTAGACCCACAGTTCGGGATACATCGGCTGGTCAAGTACCTCAAGGGAATCTCATCGCACAGTTTGCGAAAAGAATTTCCAACGCTGAAGTCTCGGCTGCCTACACTGTGGACGAACTCATACTTCGTTTCAACCGTGGGCGGTGCGCCGCTGCAAGTCATCAAGCAATACGTCGAGCAACAGAAAGACGTATAGAAGGGAGGAGCAATGCTTATTAAGACTTTCAAGTACAAACTGAATCCAAACCGCAAGCAGAAAGCGTTGCTCAACTCTACGCTTGATGTTTGCCGAGAACTCTACAACATGGGTTTAGAACAACGAAAGATGCAGCGTGTCGGACAGTTCGAGCAGATGCGACAGGTCACTACTCTCAAGGCAGAGTTTCCTGAATACAAAACTGTCCACGCCCACGTTCTACAAAATGTCATCAAGAAGTTGAATCGTTCCTTCGAGAACTTCTTTCGTCGTTGCAAAGAGGGCGGCAAGGCTGGCTTCCCCCGGTTCAAAGGCAGAGAAAGGTACGACAGTTTCCAGTTCAACAATACGGGATTCTCATTGAATGGCAATGTACTCAGTCTGTCGAAGATTGGGAACGTCAAAGTACGGCTGTCGAGAGAACTACCAGAAGGTGCAGTCATCAAGACTTGCACTGTGAAGCGGTCTGTTTCGGGATGGTTCTGCACACTCACGTTTGAGTACGAACCTACGCCGCTGCCTGTCAACACAGATGCGATTGGCATTGATGTCGGCATCGAGAACTTCGCAGCACTCAGCGATGGGACGATGATTCCCAACCCACGCTTCTACGAATGTGGACAGGCTGAACTGCGGATAGCACAACGTAAGGTTGCACGTCGTAAGAAGGGCAGCAATCGTCGTCGTAAGGCTGTAGTCCTGTTGCGGAAAGTCCACGAGCGTATCACAAACCGTCGTCAGGATTTCCTGCACAAGACTACGACTGCGCTGGTCGCCAAGTTCGGCACCATCGTCGTAGAGAATCTCAACGTCAAAGGTTTGGCTCAGGGAATACTGAGCAAGCAAGTCCATGATGCAAGTTGGTCAACGTTCTTCAACTTCCTTTCCTATAAAGCGGCGGATGCTGGTAGGAAAATCGTTGGAGTCAATTGTGCTTATACGAGCCAGACGTGTCCTGCTTGCGGTACGAGAAAAAAGAAGTCGCTAGCAGAACGCAAACATGTGTGCTCAGAATGCGGTTATACAACGCATAGGGACACAGCAGCGGCAGAGGTAATATTGGGAAGGTCATTCCCATCGAACGCAACGCCTTTGGGCGAAGCAAACATACCTGTTGTAGTGGGTGTGTAGTTCGAGAATCCCCCGCCTTCAGGCGTGGGGAGTGTCAACGGCGAGTTGGTTGGTCAGATGCGAAGGGAATATGTTGATGGTTTGAATAGTAAGCAATTGGCTGTACGGTACGGATTGAGTGTTTACGGCGTATGCGCCGCGCTTTCCGGGGAGACTTGGAAGCACGTTCCTGATCCAGTTAAAATACGCATCTGGCGAAAGCCTCTCGCTACTCATTGTTTGCATGGCCACCCTTTTGTTGAAGGGAGTTTTTATGCGACGCACCTTCCGAGCGGGACCACGCACAGAAAATGCAAGATTTGTTCCAGCAAGAGGTCTCAGGAATACTTGAAGAGAGGTAAGTAATGTCAGACAACATTGAATCTGTAAAGCCCATCCTCACCGTGATCGACGACGAGGGCGATTTGATCCTCTGTTCGACCGGCCCGCGTGGGAAGCAGATGGCTCATGCAGTCATCGCCTTGGCTAGCGGCGCTCAGAAAATTTCTGTAATTTCTGATGGTGAAATGAAGGTGATGAAGCGGAATGGGAACGGGACTAACGCGGGACAAGCGCCGCAGACAGCGGCTCAGGCGATGGCTCAGCGCCGGCCTGCGCTCCCCGATGGTCCCGATGTCCAGGATTCTTTTGTCTCCGATATCGAAACTGGAGTTACGGGCGAGCAGGCCATGGGTGAAACTCCTGCCCCTACTCCCGGCCCGTCCGAGCCAGTCAAGATCCCAACTAAGCGCAAACCAGTCATTTTCCAGGATGCTGCCGCCCCACCGGCTCCCGAGCTGGCTGAGGAGGAGATGGACCGGCTTATGGCCGAGGCGCAGCAGGCGGAAGCGGAAGCGGCCAAGGTGGCCGAGGATCAGCGGTTCCAGCGGCAGCAGGCTGTGCAGGCTAATCAGGAGCCCTCTGATGTTCCTGCCGAGCAGCCCGCTGAGGCCGCCAAGCCACGGCGTCGTGAGCGCCAGCTTGCCACCACGGGCCGGCCCTGCGGCCGCTGCGGCGGTGGCGGGAAGGTCATGGGGGACGCCGGGTTCACCGGAGCCTGTCCCGTGTGCCATGGTGAGGGCCAGGTGAAGACCTGGGACCGGTCGTTGAAAGTAAGGTAAGCAGACGAGTCAGTGCTGTGGTAACGTAGGATTGCAACCAACATGATCGAACTTACAGCGCCTTCGATGTACGTTCTCAAAGATGGTAAGCGCATCTCTGTCCGTTGGCCTCGTGGTGTTTTCCGGTTTCGGCGCGGTCAGTATGTGTGGGTTCGGGACCGTTGCCACAGTAAAGGACTCAGCGGTCGAGGCGGGTACACAATTGTCCAAGCTCGTGTTCGTGAGCGCCATTGCCACCCTGACCGCCATCCTTTCTACCCCAACGGTGAAGGTTATGCGCTTGACGGCGAACTTTGGTGGGATTGCTATCCTGGTTGTCGAGTGTTTGCAACTCATGCCGAGGCTCTGGCTGCTAGGATGGGAAAGGTTGTTGCTTGATGGCTCACATGCCCGATTCCGCGTTGCCCGAATGCACGAACCCGCAGCATCCTGCGGGTCTTCCGAGGCGTATGATCTATCTTCAGACCAAGGACCAGGCCCATGTCTTTGGCTGCCAGGCCTGTCGCGACGTCAATCGTAAGCTCTCTGTCCGCGTGATTACCGATCAGTTCTATCGGCGCGAGGTAAGGAAGTCCCTGGCGGCATCTGGTCAGTTGCTGAAGGGTCCGATGCGCCGTCGCGAACGCTCTCCCATGGAACTCGGTCTGATGCGGGAGATGAGTCTCGATGCCGCTCGCCGCGACGCTCGCTCCCGCACGATCGATTGGGACTCCGAGCATCGGCGTTCCCGCGACGGCAAGTACGAATTGGTTCGCTACGAGAGCTTGGGAAACGGCAGCCTGCGGATCCAGATGGCGATCAATGGCAAGCTCTGCCCTCAGATGGACGATCATGTGGCCAGCCGGGAAGAGTTCAAGACTGAGGAAGCATACTGGAGCCGGGTCGCGCGTGGCAGTGAGTTGATCCTACACCTCTACGGAGATCCTAGAAATCCGCTGACGCCGGAAGAAAGCGCGCAGCGGGAAAAGGAGACGTATTGATGCGAATCCCGCGCGTGCTCAAAATCAGGTTCGGCAGCAAGATGTTTCTCTTCGGGTTGTCGCACCCACGTTTTCGGCCTCCCGGTTGGACTCCGATCGTTGAGTTGGGTCCGTTTGGTTGTTGGAACTGGCGTTGGACTCGGTTTCGTATTGGTTGGGAACTTGTGAGGTGGCATTGATGATCCGATCCACTCACACCTACGCAATCCTGCCAGTCTCTTATGCCGCCTACGCTGAGATCCGTCGCAAGTTGACTGACGCCGGATACACCGATCAGTTTCACGACAACCGCGACGGCGATGGGGTTGTCATCGACATGCACGGCATCGCTCTTAAAGACGAAGGAGAGAAAACAATGCAGCCACACCAGCAGCGCGTAGTAGATGAAAAGACGGAACTCGATGAGAAGAGTTCAAAACTCAATGCGTTTTTCAACACCGCGGTATTCGACAAGTTGAGCAGTGAGGAACAAGATCGAATGCACCGCCAGTACGAGCTTATGGTGCAGTATTCCGCAGTGCTCGGCGAACGCATCGCAGCGTTTTAGTTTGTTCAATTCAGTCAGAACGGAGAACCGATCATGGATTTTCAAATCACTTACGCTCAAGTCGATCCTGCGAATATAAACACTAACAAGCAGCGGACTTTGTACAACTGCACTATCGACGGCAGCGTTGTGCGCTCCGATCTTGTTGTATTCCGAGACGAGGCCAACACCGGCTCGGTAGTCGCGGTAGTTCCGCTTGCCGGGGTGCTGATGGTAGTGGAGTGCAAGCATTCGACCGCTCCGGCTGCCCCTGTCGCTACCGCTCCTGCCCCTGTCGCTCCTGCTGCCTGAGCGGGAATCTCTTAACAGGTCCAACCACACTTGAAAGGATTACACAGATGTCTCGACTTGCCGCAGTCCGCACCGGTCAGCCCACCCAGGGCATGGGTACAGTTCCCAACGGAAAACATCTGCCCGCCGTCATTGATGATCTTGAACCGCCTGCGAGCATCAACCCTCGCTCCGCGCATTCCGCCGCGGCTGCGACTGTGACGGCCGCCTGGCTGTCGCTGACTGCAACTGAGCTGGAAGTCCGGAAGTATTTCAAGTCGATCCCGGTTCCTTCCGGCTTGGAGGCTCTGGCAAAGATGCGCCACCAATGCGACCTGGCGGCCGAGACTCTTCAGGGCCGGATGGACGAATCAAATACCGAACGCTGCACTGGCTGTGGGAAGACGCTTGAGGAGACGCATAAGAACCAGTGGCTGATGATCGGGGCGGATGTTGACGCTGAGACAGGCGTGCCGATGCCGTACCGCTTCTGTGGCCCATTATGCATTCGTGAGCGCAATCGCGAGAAGATGCTTCCGAAAGAATTGCGCGAGCAGAAGCGGTTCGACGGCGCCGACATGGGCGAGGTGCGGTGATGTCTCAAAAATACGAAGACATCCTCAAAAACTCCGTCGAGAAGCTCTCCCTCGGTCCGAATGACATCCTTATTGTGAAGTCTCAGGAAGCGATGTCGACGTTTCTGGAGATGACCCAGGCCGGTGTCGGCTTCTCCAAATATGCGAACCCGATTCTCCTTGTCCCCGGCGGCCTGGAGAAGGCAACACGGGACGATCTTCTCGACGCGATCAGGATTCTGGATGAGAAGATCGCGAACGAAGGAAAGCCGGAGGAAGCGGTCAGCCGGATCATTACTGATTTGCATGCGCCGCTTGTAAGGAGAGTCCAATGAGCCACACCTACTCCATCTTGAATCCGCGAGTCCCTTGCTGCGCGCAGATATTTCTTGATCTTTCCAACCGGTCCAACACCTATTGCCAACGCGAACTGGGCCATCCGGATGAGGCCGTGAAGGAATTTCCCGGCGGGCACAACATTGTCGACGAGCCTCCTGTGGCGAAGGTACAGAAATGACCCGTCCCCTGAGCCCGATTCATGCGCCGCTCGACGCCGACCCGCCGTCGAGCCCGCCACCGATTCCGCGCATCGCCCGCCTTGCCAAGCTCGATTCGCGCCCGCTGTCCGGTTTGCCGCGTTCGCTCGGCCCCGGCGGAGCATCCTCCGCGTTCGCGCGGGCAGTGGACAAGGCGCTGGTCGATGAGATGGCGGATCAGTTGCGAGGATTAGACACGGGCGAGAGTGAGATCGGCGATTGGGCCGGTGAGATCATCGCTGCTTTTGGGGAGGAATAGCCGTGTGCTCGATATGCGACAGATTCAAGAAGCGAACTGGGTATGCAGGGCAGAAGTACGCGGTTTACTACACGCGAGACGGCGTTGAGTCCAAGATGGGCTGGCAGAATCAGGCATCGGGTGGATTGGAAGACGCCGCCAAGTTAATGCCGGGCGTGACGTCGACGCGCGTGGCAGAGGTCGAGTGCTGCCAGATCGAGTATGGAAAAGAGCATTGTGCCATCTTGGACTTAGAAGAACTATTGAAGACGCACAGAAGCTGTATGCTGAGGCGATAGCTAAGTTGCATGGGGAGTTTGCACGCGCGGTTTAAGTATAAGGAGAAATTTTTACGCCCCTCAATCTCCATCACGTCGAACGGCTTTTGATGAAATTTAACATCAGAGATCGCGATGAGGGAACTTTCATCCCTTTTTCCCTTCGGCAACAACAAAAAGAAGTTTTTCAGTTAGCCGAAGAGCATCTTGCTCGTCGCCGTCGTCTGTTCATGATCTTCCTGAAAGGCCGTAGAGTTGGGCTGTCTACGTTGGCTACAGGACTCGGGCAAGCGCATTGCATCGCGCATCCGGGCGCACTTGCGCGTTGCATCGCGCAGAACGCAGAAGTAGCTGCTGCCAACTTTGCAATGGCTTGCGGGTTTCGTGAGGATTGCAAGGATCTTTACCCCGGTGCGGCAAAACCAACAAAGAAGACTTTAATATGGCCCCACTCCGATGGTCCCGATTCACAGTTTACTCACCACACAGCAGCGACCGTCCATGGTCAGCGCGGGTTAACATCTAGTTTTTTGCATCTCACGGAAGCTGGGTTCTATCCCTATGAAGGTGTCTTCACGTCGCTCATGAATACGCTGAGCAAAGACCCCAACAATTGCGCGTTGATTGAGAGCACTGCCAACGGGCTTGAAGGTCCTGGTGAAGCGTATTACCAAGCGTGGGAAGCGGCGGTAGCCGGTGACAACGAGTTCCTTCCGATTTTTCTTCCGTGGTGGGACGATCCGGCGTATCAGTTGCCGGAAGAGTTTGCTCTCGATGCGCCGCGCGATGAGTACGAGCGGCATTTGATGAATGACATCAGGCATTGGAAGACAGGGAAAAAGGTTAAACTTACCAAGTCACAGATGGCTTGGTTCCGAGAAACCCTCTCTACGAAGTGCGAAGGTATCATTGAGCGCTGGAGAGCTGAATACCCGGCAGACCCGTCGGAGGCGTTCATTGCCACTGGCAACCCCGCATTCACGATTGAGGAGATGCAGTTCGCTGAAAATTCGATTGTCAAGATCCCGTGGCGCGGGCACTGCGATCTGACTCCGGATCAGAAGCACGGAGTCCTGCGCAAGTCCATCGACGGTCCACTCTGTCTCTACGAGACTCCGCAGCACAAGCACCATTACTTCATCGGTGTAGATTCAGCGCGCGGCGAGGAGTCTACGTTGGCGCCAGGGGATTACGCTGCGCTGGGTTGCATCAACGCAGAGACGGGTCATGTGGCCGCCATCTACGCGGCTAGGGTATCTCCGGAAGAACTCTCATCCATCGCGGCGGCTCTCGGCTTCTATTTCAATTCAGCGATGCTTAATGTCGAGTTGAACAATATCGGGTACATCACGATGCGTGAGCTGCGCGATCGCATATATTATCCCAACCAGTATCTCTGGAAGGGCCGTGATGACAAGATGGATAAATCGAAGGCGGGAACCGCTTTTGGGTTTGAGACTTCGGATCGCTATCGGCGCATGATGTTCAATTTATATCGGACGGCGTTGCATAGAAAGGAAGTCGTTCCAAAGGACAAGGCACTCGTTTCGCAAATGAAAAAAGCGAAGATGGAAATGGGTTGGAGGTGGAATGTCGCGGTCGGCCACGATGACATTTTGATGTCGATCTTGCTCGCCTGGATCGCGAAAGAGCAGTACCACCCAACATCCTGCCAGCCAAAGGTATCTCGCAACATCATGCTCACCAAAGAAGAACTCGAAACCGCAGGGTTCTCCCCTGCACGAGGTCAGATGCCCCAATGGCAGAAAGATCCTTCCGTTACTGGGATGGGCTGCCTGATCACGACCGGCAACGACCACTTGCGGAAGCTGGAGTTGTATGCCAAGAAAAAGCAACGGATGAACCGATTGGAATTCATTTAGGAGGAGAAAGTTGATTCGTCCTTATTACGAGCAAGACGGTATCGTCCTTTATCACGGCGACGCCCGCGAGGTTTTGCCTGGTTTGCCGCCGGCGGATATGTTTTTTACTTCGCCGCCATACAATCTTGGAAGTTCGCCATGGCCTCACCTTGGTAATTGGAAGCCGGGTGATTCTCCTGGTGGTAAAAGCAAATGGCGCAACGGTAGTGATGGGTCTGGCGGCGTCTCTTATGGAAGTCACGGAGACAGGATGCCATGGCCTGAGTATGTTGCGTGGCAGAAAGATATTTTAGAATTGTGTTGGAAAGGTTTGAGTGAATCGGGAGCTATTTTTTACAATCACAAGCCCCGTGTCATTGGGGCAAAACTGTGGTTACCTCTTGAATTGAATCCTAATCTTCCACTCAGACAGATTGTGATTTGGCAACGTGCTGGTGGGATGAATTTCAATCCAACCGCGTATGTTCCGACTCACGAATGGGTAATAATATTCGCTCGGGATTCCTTTCGTTTGCGAGATAGAGGGGCTTCGGGAGCCGGTGATGTGTGGTACGTTCCCCAACGGGCGGACAAAGAGCATCCAGCGCCTTTTCCTATAGGACTTCCGCTTAAGGCATTGGAAAGTACTACAGCGCAATTGGTAATTGATCCTTTTTGCGGAACAGGAACTACTCTTCGTGCGGCGAAGCAAATGGGAAGACGAGCTATTGGGATTGAAATAGACGAGTCTTATTGTGAAATTGCCGCGAACAGACTTTTGCAAGCACAGCTTGACGAGGTTCTTTCATGAAGGAGCGCGCCGAAGATGATCGAGCAACGAGAGAATCAATTAGTGCTTTCCTTTCCGACGCCGGAAGCAGCGAGAGTGTTCGCGCAGTTCCTGACGAGCCAAAGCCAACCGCTCGCACCCGAAACCTCCGAACCTCCTTCCGAGCCGTCCCAACAGCGTTCGCACCACGTCCTATTGACGGACGACCGGCTGGAGCAACTCTCGAACCAGCGCGCCCAGGGCCTGACCGCGCACCAGCGCCTCCTCCGCGCGCAAAGTTCTTTAAGGGATGGCGTGCTCCCGTTCAGCAAGCCGGGGCAGGCACCTCAACCGACAAATCAGTCCAGCCCACGGATGCGAGCCCAGCAGGAGGGCGGGTTCGCGGATGGGGGCGCGGTCGCAGTGCGACCAACAGCGCCGCAGTTGCGGAGCCCGGACCTGCAACCGCAGGCCGACCCCGTGGCCGCCCACCAGGAAGCGGGAAGAAGACCAAGCAAGCTGCGCCCAGTGACGCCAAGCCAGATCTCCCCAAAGACATAGCGAAGCTG